CCATCATTCTCTAGTGCAATATCTTTATACATTTCTTTCTGTTGTTTACTTCTTCGTCTTTCTTCTTCGTATTCTTCTTTCTCTGCCGCTAACCAAATATCGTCTGGTCTTGCGTGTCTCCATGTATCCCATTCTTTCAGTTGCAATATCAATCCATAATCTAATGATCTAAACTCTCCATTGTCCCCTTCCCAATAACAGATATGCCATCTATCAATAGGTTTCGGTTCATATATCTTAATGGGAACACCACGATCATAAAATGTTGCTACATGAGAAAACCTTTTACGTTCCGATGGGCGAAGGAAATGTCTTCGGTAGAAAACTTCCCAACGACACTTCCTTCTATTCCATTGGACCGATAAGTTTTCATCTAATCGTTTTAACTCGTTTAGAATATACCTATCAGGGTTCATTTACTTTCCATCATCCGCAGGAGCATCATCGTATTCAATACGCAGATACCCTTGAATAAAGTTGACTGTAGAAGTGGCGGTGAAATTCGCATTAATAAGTAATGTTGTTCCAGCACTCACTACCATACCACCTTTATTACCAGTTACAATAGAAGTGTTTAGCGTTGCAGTGGAAAGACCCCCAACTGTTGTTCCTGAGTTGAAGCTGATTCCACCTGAAGCCAATAGACTTGTTGTAGTGGCTGATGCTATGGAGGCTGAACCTGCCCTATAAAAGTTCAATGTAACCGAACCAGAGTTTGCTGCTCCTCCAGCGACACCAGCACAGGCTACGATCTCTTTCACCCTTCCGTTATGAGGAACAGGAATATATAAGTTCGTATCTGCTAAAACTGCTGTTGCAGTATTAGGATCAGCGAAACCGAATCGGAGTATTTCACTTTTCATCGGATTGTTTTGTGCTACGTTTCTTAGTTTAATTGCCATAATTTGCTCTCCCCTGGAGCCATAGTTAACCCCAAAATCTCCCTACTGCCTGTCTCCCCATGTAGGTAAATTATTTTAACCAGTGTAGCAGGGAGAAATTGGATACTTAGAGGTTAAAGTGTTGCTTGAATATCAGTAATCCTGAAATTCTTATTTGGTGCATCACAACCAAAGTTACCGAACATTCTCATAAATCCTTCAAATGAGTCTATGTTGCTCACTCTGCTTAATACTGATCCATCTTCATCAGCCCATTCAAAGTCTGAAATCTTATACAGATGCCATGAAGGAGCATTGATTCCGTAAACAGTATTGAAAGGTGCGTCAACTTCAAATCGGAACTCTGCTCCGTTGAAGTCTAGTACTTTGTGTCCACCTTTTAGTGTTTGTGCTGTAAAACGAACATCTGGTGTAAGAAGGTCTAAATACTCACGTCTCACACTGTAGTGAGAGATAAGGTGAGTAGTAGTGTCATCTTCACCAGAAGCCTCTGAAGCAGCATCCCATGCTTGTTGCAATAGGTTTAGCGTAAGAGGTCTGTTTGTTCCACTATTCTCAAGGATGTTTGCTCTCCAAGATTTGTTACTGTACGCATCACGACTTACCCCTTGGTATGTACCAGAGGAGTTGATTCCATCGTCAACGCCAGAGAAATCGTTGAATCCACAACCTGTCAATGTCATAATCGTTCCTGACACTACAGTAACTGTCGCTGAGAAAGTTATAGTGGAAGACCCACTTGCTCCAACAGTAGCGGAAGCTACAGTAGCAGAAGTGAAATCAGTAGAAACAGAAGATGTTTCTGTGGCAGCACCAGATGCACTTAGTCCATCCAGTATCATTCCAGCTTGGATAAAGCGAAGTGGGCTTCCGACATTAATTGTTGAAGAAGTTACGTTTACAGTTGTGGTATTCACCGAAGATTGGTCAGAAGCAACTGAACATAAATCACCCCTTGTACCAAAATAAAGCATTCTATTGAAATACTTACGACTGTTACGAGTCATTCTATCCATTTCCTCAGACATAGCCTCTGCGAAAGCTGCTCTATCGCCTTGAGACTGTTTCATAGCCTGTGCGGAAACTTCAATACGACCATACCAGTATTTTGGTGATACTGTCGCTGTTACATAGACTTCGTTTTGTGCGGTAGGTAAAGTTCCTCGTTCTGCTCTAGTACCTACACCAAAGTTTCTGCCCACATGGACAGGGAATACAAGTCTTCTACCACCAACACGTTCAGACGCTGCGTTAGCGATATCAAACATTGTTACCTTTTCATTCAGTGTATCTCGTACTTTGCCTAAGAACCAGTCCTTCAACACCGCATCAAAAGTGGTAGTTGTAGCTGGCATAGCTTACTCCTTACTCTGTCTGCTCCATTTGATCCATATATGCCTTCAAATCCGCAATATGGTCTGCACTAGAAAAGTTTTGATATTTCTTTTCTTCAGTGGAAGGAATCGGTGCTCCTGATCCTCCTCCTGATGCAGGTGGCAGCGTAGAGTTCTGTTTAAGTTTATTAGTGTGTTCTGAAATAATTTGCTGTTTATATGAGTTTATATAATTTGCTCTCTCATTTACAGCATCATCCATTGGTGTTCCCAAGGCCACTTTAGCATAAATTGTATCCCAATCTCCGGCTTGTAGGTCTGGATGTTGTTTAGACAACTCTGACTTTTTTGTTTCCCAAGCAGATTGAGCTACCTGATTCTGTAATCTAGTGGTGTCTTGCTTCACCTGATGTTGCACCTGGGCTACTTGATCTTGCAATCTTTGAAGTTGAGCCTGGTATGGGTCTTCATCTTCCAACTCTCTATACCTATCCTCTTGTTGTTGCTGTTGTTGCTGATAGGCAAGTTGTTGGGCTCTAGCATCGGCCTGCTGATTCACCCAATCGTCTAGGCCTTCTCGCTGTTGTTTGAGATTCTCCATCTCCTGAGAATAATGATAACCTTTCTGTAATAGTTCCGTTGTTCTAGGGTCATTAATGTCCCAGTCTACCTCTTTTCCACTTACTTTCAATTTTAAAGAGTTGGAGTCTCTTGTATCGGCAGGTACTTCACCGACATTCTGATCTCCTACATCTTGGAATTGTTCCTCTTGAGGAGTTCCCATATCTGTGGTTTGATCTTGTTCTGCCATGTTGCTCTCCTAATATAGTTAGTTTCCACTACGTCTAAATTGGGCGTAGATAGTTCCTGCTCCAACTAAACCATGAACAGCAATATCGGCAGTTGAAACAATGTTAAGGTCTTTCAAATCTATTGTCGTTGCTGTGTTGAGCATTAATGTAGGTAATATCGCATTACCACCCACACTAAGTTGTACTTGTGCTGCTGTTGCAGTTGCAGAAATAATCACTCTATCTAAGATAGTTTGATGTATTCTTTGTTTTGGGTTTGGACCATTTACATTCGTTACAGTGGAAGATATAAATATCGCTGTCGCTGTTGGAACTGTAATTGGGCCTGTAGAATAACTATGATACCATGTTCCATGTTTATCCGGCATTAGAGGCCTCCTTGATTTACTGTCTGATCATTTTGAACTTCTTCTTGGATGGCCCCACCTTGTTGTTGGCCTCCCATTTGTGCAGCTTGTTGTGCTGCTCGTATTTGCTCAGTTAAAAACATTCCATGTTGTTGCAAATGTTGATCATATATTTGATCTATTATTGGATTTTGTTTAACCATTTCTATATATTCTGGTGCTTTACGCCTTCTATTGTGTATTTTAACGTGCAGTTGATGATCTTGATATCGTTTTGCTATAGGCATAGTACCAGATATAATTTCTCTATTTTCTGTTTCCGCTTGTGCTTCATCTAATGATTGTTCTGAGAATACATCTTGGGTTTGACCAAATTCAAGAAGTTCCATGACAGTACGCCAATCTGTTACTCCAGTTTCTGGATTTATAAATGCTCCTCTGTCTGTCAAATCTAATATCTCAGCTTGTTTTGCAACTAAACTAAATGGAATGCTAGGACCGGCTGTAATAACCTGAGTATTTTTTCTCAACATATCACCAGTAAAGTTCTCTATTACATCTACTTCATTATTTTTTCCTATTACTCTTATTTTTTGAGGAACGACCATTCTTTCAGATGCTATCAACAAGGAAAGGTTAGCGACTCTTGCATCATTTTCTGCTATATCTATTCCAGTATTTCCAATTTGCGTATTATCAGATTCTTGTAACATTTTAATAGCAGTACCGCTTCTAGCACCAGTAGGAAGTGCTCCCCTAGAAACTTCTCTAACACCAGACTGTTCCATCATATTTGTTTTATGATATTCTAAAACTTTAAACAATGTTGGTTGAGGTGGATTAATATTTGCCATGTAAGGCATTTGTCCACCAATAGGTATTGCTTCTACTACTTCATCGGCAGAAGAATCTAAATTTGATTCTTTGAGATGTGCACCTCTAGGTACAATCCATTTCCCTTTAAATAACGAATGATGTTCTAATATAATGGACAGTGCTTTATTATACGCTTTTTGATCTGGTATTTGATCTTCTATGGAACTTCTACCCCATAAACGAAAAGGAACATCTATTTCCCTATAATGAACTACAGGAATAGGAACATCTCCATTATTATCTCTAGGTGTAGGATTATCTCCCATAAATAACATCATGTTATTTGCACATATAATTAATCTCCCAGAAGGAAATTCTGGTGAAGATTTTTGCCAGTATCTTTTGACTACTGCACCTTTTTCTGCTGGCTCTCCACTTGCTCCCTGTGGGTTAATCTGAGATGTAGTTGGAGATACTAATCCGTCTAAAAACTTTTCAAAAGTAGATGCGGTATCTCTTATTTCAGGAACTACATATTTTCCTTTCTCTGGAAATTGTCTTCTAATTTCTTCTAAAGACAACCACTCTCCTACAATTAAAGAATCGCAATCATCTAATTCTGTTCCACTTCCAATAGGAATTACTGAAAAGGGAGATAGTGGTTTCATAGAAACTTTTCCTGTTCGATACTGCTCGACTCCTGTTACTTCTGTTTTAGTTTCAGAAACCGGATTTCCATCTTCTCCAATAATTAAATTTCCCTGATCATCTAGTTGCCTTACTTCCACTTCTTGCTCTTGTACCTGAGATAACAATTCTCCAGAATTAGGGTTCCATTCTGTCAATATAAACCCATTACCTGTAGATAAAATCCAGCCCAGGAGTCTTCTTTTTATTTGTCTCCATTTAACATCATTTTTAATATGAAACCATACTTTTTGAGCCAATCTAGCAGCATCCACATCTTCTTGTTCGTTAGAGTTTGGTAACACACTAATAGCTGTATTTGATCCAGATAACTTAGACAAATTAATTCTGTACGCAGACATTAACAAATTTGATGTCATTCTAACTTGTCTTCTTCTTGAAGGAGGCAGCCACAATCTATTCCTAGCTGGATGCCATACTAAATGCTGAAATCCAAGTAAATACGCTATATTTAAAAACCATTGCCTATGGTAAGGTTGCATACGATTCATGCCTTTTTCCCATTCTTCCATTACCATTGCCATCGCACCAGTTTCTGTTTTGGTATGGTCTATTTCTTCTTGTAACTCTCTTGGAGTAGTTGGATCAAGCGTGATTTTATCCTCTGCCATCTACATCACCTTTTTCTGTACTGTAAGTAGACATTAAATTTGGAGGTAAATCTTCTCCTAATGCCTGTAAATAAATAGAAGTTTCATTTTCAGAAGTTGTCCAATTTTCACTATTTAATGAATCCGTTATCATTGGATTTTTTGCAGAAGAATACTCTCCATAATCCCTAGACATAATTCTATCTAATAATTCTTTTTCTATAGCGAAATGTCTTTCTTTGTCTTTAGTCCTCTCTCTTTCTTTCAATATAAGAAGACAAAGACAAACAAAGCCAAAAGATGTAGATAATATAAGTTCTATCAAGTTAAGCCTCCTAAATATGGATCATAATATTCTTCTTCTTCTTTATGTCCTCTAGGGTATTTTACTTTTTGTTCTTTTGTTAAACTATCCCATATTTCTGCACCATCTGGTCCAGCAGGATGTGTTTGTATTAAATATTTAATTGCGTCAAAAGCATGATTATCTTTTTGTACAATACGTTCAGGTTCATTCTTTTTCATTACTTGTGCTTGGTTTAACTCATCGTGTCTTAAATGGTTTAGTTCCCACCATAGTTTAGGACAGGCATGAGTAATGATTACTTTAGGGTCTTCTAAATTTTGCCATGCTTTGTATAATGCCTGTGCAAAAGCAACATCATCACCAGCACGACCAGGTACTAAAGGCCAACCATACTCAGTAAACATATCTCCAAGAGTTTTGACTTGTTCTCTATCGCCTTTTCCTACTCCACCACCATATTGAAGCATACTACGCATAGAAGGATCGTGTGCTACAAATATAATATCTTCCCAATCTGGATGTGCCTGAATAGCAGCATTAATCTCTTGTGGCTTTTGCTTTGCTCTATAATATTCCCAATAAAATATAATCGTGCCATTAGGAGATATCGTTGCTAACTCAAATGCACTAGGATTAGAACCACCCCAGTCAAAACCTCCATATCGAGGCCACCAAGAAGGAATAATTCCATCCTTAACTACATGATGCAATGGTCTGTAAATATATTCGGTCCAACTTCCCAATTCTGGAAATACAGGTTTTCCGCTAGCGGCATATGGGTCCATCTCAAACTCTTTACGCCAAGCCCAATCCGGCATACCCTTTTTTTCTTTCGCTATCCATTCTTGCTTTGCTTTCTCTGGATCGGCTGAATAATGCACTCTTGCTATAGTAAAACCATTCTTATTCCTGGCTACTGTTAGTCCTTGGTTTTGTTGTGGCATATCGTTTTCTTTGTTTTGGTAGTTTAGGTGGTTTTGGCGTTTCTACTGGTTCTTCTTTTACTATTTCTCTGTGATTACTTTCTTCTGGCTTTACTTCTATTGCCACTGGTTCCACTTTTATTTCTTTTGGTGAAGGAACCAAATCTTCTAAAGATACAGAGAATATTAAACCCTTACTATTAATTAATAACCATCTACCATTATGTTCCGTTGCAGCAACAATTTCGTTAGCACCATTCCAATCGGAAAGACTACCACCTTCCACTGTTAACTTAATAACTGACGAATCCACTGTAATCATGCGACATCCTCTACTAAATCCCAAAAGAAACCTGCATTTGCTGAACTGATACCTATAAACTGTCCACCACCTGTGATAGCAGGTTTGGCAGCCATATACGCATTAGCAGCTTCTTCCTGAAAGCCCATCTCGTCAGAGATGATAACCGAGGCAGCCCTAGAACGAATCACGTCTGCTCCCTGTTTAATTGCTTTCACTATAGAACCATTGTTCCATAGAAGGTTCCCTTGAGAAGGTTTTGGGCGATCAAATATATATTCTGGCAAATGCCAGCATACGAAAGAGGCTCTCGCAA